ATCTGATTGTTTAAAGCATAAGAGATTAATTACTCGTAATATGAGTATGACTAATAAAAATATTCAATGTGTAGAAACAGAGGCTGAAGTACAAACTAATATTGATGGTAGTAAAAGCATTAAAAAAATGCTATTAAAACAATAATGAATCTTACCCGTAACTTTACTCTTTCAGAGTTAATTAAATCAGACACAGCTATTCGTAAAGGAATTAATAATAATCCTAATGCGGGACAAATAGAAAAACTTAAATTACTTTGTGAAAATATACTACAACCAGTAAGAGATAGATTTGGAAGAGTTACAGTTACTTCAGGATATCGATCTTCAGAATTATGTTTAGCTATTGGTAGTTCAATAGATTCGCAACATACGAAAGCAGAAGCAGCAGATTTTGAATGTCCTGGTGTAGATAATGCAGAAGTTGCTGAATGGATACATAAAGAACTTCCGTATGACCAGCTTATCCTTGAGTACTACACTCCAGGAGAACCTTCAAGCGGGTGGATTCACTGTAGTTGGGTAGCAGAAGATAGAAGAGCTAGTTTTTTACACGCATTTAAAAAAGATGGACAAACTAAATATAAACCTATATTAGGTAAGGTAAAGGATTTAATATAATGGCAATATCAAGATCATCTATCCCTCAACAAATTGAAGGTAAACTTCGTGGTGCGAGAAAAGAAAAAAAGAAACTTCAAGTTAAAAAGAAACCCAATCGCAAGAATTCTAAGACATTTACTGTTTAAACCTAAAGTGGTACAATCTAAAAAGTTGTACAACAGAAAGAGGCTTAAACAGCATGACAAAACTATGTGCTAGAGGCAAAGCGGCCGCAAAAAGAAAATTTAAAGTTTATCCGTCAGCATATGCTAATGCATACGCTAGTAAGATTTGTGCGGGTAAAATAAAAGATCCATCAGGTACAAAGAGAAAAGATTGGGGACCTAAAAAAGCTTATACAGGTAAATTTATTGAATTAGAAATTGAAGGTAAAAACTACAGTAATAAATCTTTAAAAGATTATTACGGAGATTTAATTTCATGAGTTGTTGGCAAGGATATACTCAAAAAGGAATGAAAAAGAAAAATGGAAGAATGGTTCCTAATTGTGTACCTGCGATGAAATCAGGTGGTTTGACTAAATGGTTTAACGAAAAATGGGTGGACATAGGTGCACCTAAAAAAGGAGGAAAGTATCAAGAATGTGGAAGAAAATCTGCGAGCTCTTCAAAAGGAAGAAAATATCCAAAGTGTGTACCACTTGCAAAAGCCACACGAATGACAAAGTCTCAAAAGGCCTCTGCTGTAAGCAGAAAGCGCCAAGTGTCCAACAGTGGCCCTAATCCAACAAATGTGTCTACATTTACAAAGAAATACTACGGTGGTATGATAGATTTTAATTAAGGAGATTATTATGATGAAAATGGGTGGTGGGCACAAAGCCTACAAAATGACTGGTAAAATTGGAAAAGCTAAATACGGTAAGATGATGAAAGCTAAAACTGGAAAACTTACTACAGCTCAAAAAAAATTACCTTTAGAATTACAACAAGCAATTAAAGCGTAAGGTTATGAAATGGCTACATCGGGAACTACATCGTTTAATATCACGATTGACGAAGCTATTGAAGAAGCTTACGAAAGATGTGGTGTAAGAACTAATTCAGGTCACGATATCAAATCAGCTAGAAGAAGTTTAAATCTTTTATTTTCTGAATGGGGAAATAGAGGAATTAATCTTTGGAAAGTAAAATCAGAAACATTAACTTTAGTAAACGGAACAGCAACTTACAATACACCAAGTGATTGTAATGATGTTCTAGAAGCTGTTGTAACTACAACAGGTGGTACTCAACAAACTTTAACTAAAATTTCTAGATCAGAATATATTGCTATTCCAAATAAAACAGATACAGGAACACCTTCACAATATTACGTTAACAGACAAATCACACCAACTATAAGTTTATATCTGGCTCCTGATACAAGCGCCGTGACAAACATATTCTATTATTATCTTGCACGAATACAAGATGCAGGAGCATACACTAATACAACTGATATGCCTTTTAGATTTTATCCTTGTATGGTTTCAGGATTAGCATTTTATTTATCACAAAAAATTGCATTAGACAGAGTTCAAATGTTAAAAATGTTATACGAAGATGAACTAAAAAGAGCATTAGATGAAGATGGACAAAGAACATCTGTTTACATCACACCTAGTGTTTATTACCCACAAGGATCATAATGGCTTACGCAAAAGGTAAATACTCACAATCTATTTCTGATCGATCAGGTCAAGCTTTTCCATATAGAGAAATGGTAAAAGAATGGAATGGCTCTTGGGTACACATATCTGAGTTTGAAGCTAAACATCCACAACTAGATCCTAAACCACATATGGCAGATCCTGTTGCATTATGGAATGCAAGACCACAAAGAGCTGCACCAGTAACAGTTTATTTAGATCCTCAATATTGGGATGGACAATTTTTATCAAATGGAATGCAACCTGATACTTCTCCATTAGAAGAAAATAATAAAAGACAAGTAGGCACTAGAACAGGGAGAGTTACAATAGTAATATCATAATATGACCTTTGCTGAATTATTACAAAAAGTTAGAGACTATACCGAGGTAGATTCAAGTGTATTAACTGATTCTATTATTGATAGTATGATTAGAGACGCTGAACTTCGTATCTTTAGAGAAGTAGATGCTGACTATGCAAGAGAATATTCAACTGCAAACTTAAATATAAATTCACCTTACTTGCAATTACCAAATGCAACATCATCATCAGGATTAACATCAACTAGAAGAGCTATTATTGTAAGATCTTTTCTTGTATATGATTCTACTCAAAGTCCAACTACTAAAGAGTATCTAGATAAAAGAGACACAAGTTTTATATTTGAATATAATTCAACAGGTGCTACAGGAGTACCTAAATACTATGCAAATTGGAAAGAAACTACTTTGATTATGGCTCCTACACCAAATGCTCAATATCAGGTACAACTAAGTTATATTTACACACCTGATCATTTATCAGCAACTAATACTAATACCTATTTGTCTGATAATGTTCCAGATCTTTTGTTTTATGCAACTATGATGCAAGCTTATGAGTTTTTAAAAGGGCCGATGGATATGTACAAAGTCTACTCAGACAAGTATAATGTAGCTATACAAAGTTTCGCGTTGGAGCAAATGGGCAGAAGACGTAGAGATGAGTATATGGATGGAGTACCGAGAGTTAAGATACCTTCGCCTTCACCAAATAATTAAAGATTTTAAAAATTAAGGAGAAAATATATTATGGCAATTTCACAAGCGGTAGCCAATTCTTTTAAATCTGAAATACTACAAGGTATTCATGATCTAGAATCAGGTGGCGACGTATTTAAATTAGGATTATACACATCAGTAGCAGTTTTAAGTTCTGCTACAACTTCATACACAGCAACAAGTGAAGTAGCAGCTACAGGACAATATGCAGCTGGAGGCGGTGTATTACAATCACAACAAGTTTCACTAGCAACAGGCGGAGTCGCTATCGTTGACTTTGCAGATTTATCTTTCACAGGAGTTACACTTACTGCGAGAGGTGCTTTAATCTATAACTCAACTGAAGCTAAAAAAGCAGTTTGTGTTTTAGATTTTGGTTCAGATAAAACTGCAACTTCTGGAACATTCACAATTCAATTTCCAAACTTTACGAGTTCGTCAGCTATATTAAGAATCGCATAATTTAACAGGGAGGCCCGATGGCAGATATTACAGTTCAGGTATCGTCAGCGGGTCTTACTGCATTTGGAGCTTCATCATGGTCATCAGAATCTTATGGTGGAGACAATTCTGTTAGTACAACTATTGGATCTTTAGATGCTTTCAACAACGAAGGTTGGGGAAGATTAGGTTGGAATTCATTAGTTTGGGGACAAGATTTTCAAGATATAACAGTACAGGTAAATACACCAGGTAATCCCACTTTATGGGGCGGTGATGTTTGGGGTGATGCAGAGTGGGGTCAAATATCTGGAATGGATACTGATCAAGGATCAGTTCAAGGAACAATTAGTGTTGCACCAACTATTACATCTTTATTATTAAATACAACAGTTAATAATGTAGTTTCAGGAACAAGTGCTTTAGTAACACCTTCTGTTCCAGCACCTAATTCATCTATTTCAGTATCAAGTGTATTTGGTGGTGAATTAAATGTAGTTGAAGTTTCTTCACCTTCTCATGATGAATGGGGAACTGAACCTTATGGACAAGGTTTCTGGGGTGTTGGAGATGGTATCACTATATTTATAGGTACTGAAACTGAACACATTGCAGATGCAAATGTTTATCCATCTGGTACACAAGCTTCCTTCCAAGCATTGGGTACAGTTGAGATACCTGTAGTTATTGAAAACGGTTTACAATTAACATCATCTCAAGGAAACGTGTTTGGTGGAGAAGTAGTTGAGGTACAAGTTACTACAGCTTCTGCTACTAATTGGGGATATGCTCCTTATGGAGAAGGTCAATGGGGTCAAGGTGTTGGAACAGACATTTCTCAAGGTGGCGAAGAAATAGGTTTACCAAGTCAAGAAGTACCAGTTACAAATACTAATTTAACAATAAATTCATTTGCTAATAATCAACCTTATATTTTTGCAGATGCTAATGTTTTCCCTACAGGAGAAGAATTATCAGTAACATTAGGTAATGAAGAAGCTAAACCAAATACAATTGCTTCTGTTACAGGTATTCAAATAGGTACTATTGAAATTGGTGATTATTTACCAGGAGTTAATGGAGAAGCTTATCCTACGGGAGTGACAATCACATCAACAACAGGTATAATAGGTTTAAACGCGTGGGCTGTTGTTGATCCAGGAGCTGCTCCTACATGGACGGTAGTTGACATAGCAGCGTAATAGAAATAAAATTATAATTATTTAAAAAAGGATTAAAATTATGGCATCAAGTTATTCTACAGATTTAAAACTCGAATTGATGGTAACGGGTGAAAACTCGGGTACTTGGGGAGATAAAACAAATACAAACTTAAACTTATTACAACAAGCAATTGCAGGTTACGAAGCTGTTGATGTTGCATCAGCAGATGTTACTTTAACTATGTCTCAAGCTGCATTATCAAATGCTAGAAACGTTGTATTAAAATTAACTGGAACTTTAGCAGCAAATAGAAATGTTAATGTACCAGATGCAATTGAAAAAACTTACATTGTTGTAGATGGTACAACTAGAGCAGGTTTTTCATTAACTTTCAAAACAGTTTCTGGATCAGGTGTAACAATACCTGCAGGTAAATCAGTAATGGTTTATTCTGATGGAACAAATGTTGTTGATGTATTTTTCTTAAAAGATATTGTTGAAGATACTACACCTCAATTAGGTGGTAACTTAGATGCTAATGGAAACAATATCTTAATTGATAACGGAAACTTCATTGGAGATGAAAACGGTTTAGAGCAAATTAAATTTGCTACAACTGCATCTGCAGTAAATGAATTAACCGCAACTAATGCAGCTACAGGTAATGCACCTAATGTTTCAGCAACTGGAGATGATACAAATATTGATTTAAATTTAACACCAAAAGGTATTGGTAGAGTAACATTCAATGGTGCAGGTAAAATTCAACAAATAGCTGAAAAAGTTACAACAGAAGCAACAGCAGCTACAGGAACTGTTAATTATGATGTTATTACACAAGCTGTTTGGAATTTTACTACAGACGCTTCAGCAAACTGGACATTAAACATTAGAGGAGATGGTAGTAACTCACTTGATTCAATTATGGATACAGGTGAATCAATTACTGTTGCTCACGCTGTTAAACAAGGTGGAACTGCATATTACAATTCAGCAGTTACAATTGATGGTAGTTCGGTCACTCCAGAATGGCAAGGTGGTTCAGCACCAACATCAGGTAATATTAATAGTATTGACGTATATACATATACTGTTATAAAAACAGGAAGTGCAACATTTACTGTTTTAGCAGCTCAAACGCAGTTTGCGTAATAGGAGGATTATAGAAAGATGCCAATTATAGCTTCATTAGGTGGAGGATCTGCAGGAGGATTCGGTCAACGTAAAGGTGGAGTAAAATTAGAAGGAATAGATTATTTAGTTTTAGCAGGCGGCGGTTCTGGTGGAGCATCAGGTTATGAAGGTAGTGCTTCAGGGGGACTCGGCGGAGGCGGAGGCGGAGGAGGTTATATAACTTCTTATGGCGTTCCCGAGAGATCAACAGAAACAATTACAGAACCTGTTACAATAACAGTAGGAGCTGGTGGAGCAGGAGGAATAACTCCAGCGCCAGGTCCAAGAACACCAAGTGGTGGTAACTCAACATTTTCTACTATTACAGCTGCTGGCGGTGGAGCTGGCGGAAGTTGGGCGTGGTCACCAGAACCAGGCGCTGATGGTGGATCAGGCGGTGGTGGCGGATATGGATATTCAGGTACAGGAGGAGCAGGAAATACACCTCCAGTAAGTCCACCTCAAGGAAATCCTGGAGGAAATGGTTTTAACGTTCCTAACACACACTCAGGCGGCGGTGGCGGAGGAGCTTCTGCACCAGGAGGTAACGGCGGGCCAGGCGCAGGCGGTGCAGGCGGTGCAGGTTCATCAAATTCAATTTCAGGTTCACCAATTACTTATGGAGGTGGCGGCGGAGGTTTTGCTAATCCAGGTACAGGAGGAGCAGGAGGTTCAGGTGGCGGTGCTCCTGGAGCAAGTGGAGCTGGTTCAGGAGGTAATGCAACAGGAAACGAAGGCGGTGGAGGCGGTGGAGCGGGTACACCAGGCCCTGGAAATGCAGGAACAGGTGGCGGAGGAATAGTAATTTTAAGATTTCCAACAGCAAATAAACCAGCAACTTTAGCTGTTTCACCAGGAACAAATACATTAACAACAGATGGTGCAGACACCATTGCAACATTTACAGTATCAGGAGAACTAACTTTATAATGGCTCATTTTGCAAAAATAAGAAATCCTGATAATAAAGTTATAGAAGTAGTAATAATTTGTAATTCAGAGGTATCATTTAATGGAGATCCAGCTGGTGAAACATATTGTCAAAGAATATTTAAAACAGATCCAAATGAATACTATTGGAAACAAACATCATATAATACATTTAATAACAAGCATTGGACTGTAAATAGTGAAAATGAAAGAACAGAGTCCGCAGACCAAACTAAAGCATTTAGAGGAAATTATGCAGGCAAAGGAATGTTTTATGATAAAACCAAAGATATATTTTATGTTGGTAAATCTGATGTTGGAATGAAAGGTTGGACTTTTAATGATTCTAAAGCAGCTTGGGAACCACCAGTTAATTATCCTACTACTGATGTTTGGACTAATGGTGATTTTATTTTTTTCAAATGGGATGATGCTACTCTAGGTTGGACAGGAAAAACTGATGATGGTGTAGAAGTAAGATGGGATTCAGCTACACAAGCTTGGATTCAATAAAGTTGTTTTATATAAAAAATTAGTATATATAAAATTTCGAATGCATAGAAATTTATATTGGCTTTATCCAAAAGCAATACCGCATAGATTATG